CAGATACTTTGAAGACATCCATAATAATAGGAATTAAATCCATCATATTATGGCCTTCATCAATAAACTCATCATAGATTTCATAAGCATCATCAATGCTAATGCCATGATTGAACTGAAGTAATGAAGCATGGAAGACCTGGATTAACGCATCAAGCGGTGGCACTTCCTGTTTAGTGGCAATTGCCATAAATATATTCAATGGGTTTGTTCCCATTTTCTTTTCTAAATCTACGAGTGCTCTTGCGCTAAGGCGGCACTTATAATCTTTGTTGTTAATTGTTACGTTATGATAAAGCATTTTCTATATCCTCCAATTTAAAAAAAAGAAGGTAGGTAGATAAATCTCTACCTACCTCGTAGTTTAATTTATTATCTTGTTGGGTCTGTGACTGTGATATCACTATCTAAGTTAACAGTAGCTGTGAACTGTAAAGCTGCGTTAACACCAGCACCATTGACTGCAACAGAAATCTGTCCGCTGAAAGCAAACTTAGTTCCGTCTGGGAATCTAATTTCAACTGCATGACTCTCATTATCTTCTTCTGCTTCACGAAGAACACAATAATTAGAAGTAGCAGCACTGTTGTCATATAAGAAAGTGAAGTCGAGAGAACCGAAGTCCTTAATACCTTTAATATATGTGCGGTTTGGGTCAGCAAGAGTAGTTGTTTCTACCTGTTCAGCCGCACCACCAAGGTCTGGGAACTCCTGTAAGTTGTCTACTTTAGCATTGTCAAGATAAAACTCAACGTCTTTTGATAAAATACCTGCATGTCCTGTTGGCATTACTATTTACCTCCATTAATTAAAATCTTCAACTCCAAGAGCACGATATAAAAGTAATTGCTGTCCTACATCATCAACCCATAATTCACTTGAGTTAATTCTGCGGAAGCCAAGCCCTCGAAGTAATGTATCTATTTGTTGTGAGTATTCTGCCAATTCTTTTACTGTCTTGGCTCATACTTTAATTCTATATTCAACAGTTGAATAACCGAATGTATCACCTTCCTGTTCCGCAAAGTTATTTGCTTCCTGGTAAGTGATACAAGGTAATTCTTCTGTCTTATTGAATAATTCATAGCGAACTGGAAGCCCTAATGTCTTCAACTCGCTTAACAAAGTAGGCTTGTAATTTAACATTATTTAACGGCCTCCTTAATCTTTTCTCTAATGAGACCCTTCATATCATCTTTATGTGCGTTAAAAGCATCTTCTAAGAAAGGCTTTGATGGTTGTCCATCTGTATAGAAAGCGTCAAGACCTTCAGAGCGCATAATAGCAACAATTTGCTTTGCCTCTTCTTTTGTATAAACTTTACCAGGGTTTTTACTTTTTATTGACTTGTCGCCGTCCTTAACATATACTCACCAACCCTGGCGGCCATCCTTATTAATCGCACCTGAACCAGTACCTTGATGTACATAAGGAGCATAGAATAAGTTAGTACCTATTCTTGCTTCTTCTGGCGATACTGTATGCGTAATGCTTTGGCGCAACTCACCAGATTTAGCTGGTGCATTAATCTTGGCATCTCTTTCTATTCTTACTGCCATTTCTCGTAAGATATCTTCTTTTTGCAAATCAGATAATTTATCCAACTTATTATTTAGGCTTTCCAAACCTACAATAACTTTCGTAAGAATACCTGCTTTCTTCTTCCAAAAGGATTAACGAACTCAACCTTATACTTATGATTGTCAAGTTCTAAAGTCATGGAATCGTCAACTTCATCGTTTGTTAAGCCTGTATAATCAATGTTGGTGTATCTTGGGTCTTCTGTTTGATAATGGTTATAAAGTCCAAAAGTGAGAGTAATAGACTTGGATAGCGGCGCCAGCGTTTCCTGTCCGTATTCATCGAGTTCAGTTGCCGCATATACCTGGGCTACTTTGTAATCTCTATTTATTACCATAATATTCTAAAACCGCCTTTACCCTTTTGTGATTTCTTGATAGCTTCAAGGGAGTTAAGGATACTATCTGGGTAATCAGAACTATAAGAATAAGAGACACCAGAGTAGTTTTCACTTTCCAGGCCCTCTGTTCCCATGCGGTTGAACTTATAAATAACCATTTCAATTATGACAGAGCGCAAGTAAAACAAGTCATCGCAACCTGTTTTACTCTTCGCATCGTCAGTGGCCAGATTGATAAGTAATTGAAGAATGTCATCTTTATCATCTGCTACTGGCCCAAGCAATTTCTTGATATCTTCTAACATGAGTTACCTCCAATTACTCTGCTTCTACGAAAGAAACAGTTAATTCTAAATCTTCTTTGCCTTCTGCTCCAATAGTAATGGAATAAGGTGTATCTGCTAAAACATCTGCCTTAGCCCAATAAATAATATGACCTGCGGCAAGACCTACACTTGCGGCCTCATCAGCATCTGCTTGTGTAAGTTCTGTTCCGTTCCAAGTTGCACCTACGATACTCTTTAAATGAGTATCAATATCAATAGCAACCCACTTATGGGTTCCTTGTGCTGCTACTGAAGAAGGGAAGGCAATTAAATCATCTAATTTACCTGTTAGGGTAATATCGTTATCGCTTTTGCTAACTACAACTGCCCCAGCATTAGCCCTCGCATCAGCGAATTCTGCCGTGTCTGGGAGAGCGACTAACTTAACAGTTGTGTTAATTATTCCGAGTATTTGAAAATCTTAGATAAGTCAGTTGCGGCGATAACCTTTACGTTTCTACCGTAAATATCTGTCTTACGTGTATTAGCATCTCTTTCCTGCTCTGTTTCAACGCCTTTTTTCATGAAGCATGTGATAGCGTCTTTAGTAGCAAGATAAGCTTCTGCTGTCTCTGGAACTGCTGGAGAAGCATCTGGGTCTGCGTTAGAAAGAGCCGCAGTTACATAGATAGGAACGCCAGCAAGAGTGCCAACATAGCCTCTGCGAACAAATGCTTCAACATACTTTAATTCATCTTTGCAAGCCTTCTGGACTGCAGCGTATGCTTTCTTGTTCATTAAGAGATACATACCAGTTGTTTCTTCATCTGGCATTTCAGCAATAGCATCAACGATACCAGAGAAATCAAGAGTAGCAATTTCATTTGTAGCATTTCTTAATTCAGCAACTACCTTAGTAGTAACATCGTTTGTTAATGCTTCGCCAAGGTGTTCAATAGCCTTGTCGATTGCTTTAGGATCGGCCATAGCCTGTTCATCATAGAAAGGAACATGACCCTGTGTTGTTGTGACTCTGTAGTCACTTTCTGCGTATTCAGAACCGATTGCTACTGTGTTGCCATCACCCATAGAAAGGTCTTCAACATCACCAGTACCAACATAAGTACGAATGCGCTTAACCATACCAGGAGCCTCTGTAAGAGAGTAATCCATAGTAATGAACTGGTTCATATTTAATTTAGTAATTAACTGGTTCTCTAACTTCTGTTCAAGAACTTCGTTATCAACTACTTTGATATTTGAACTATCATAAATTGTAGCCATTTTTAAAAACCTCCATTATTTCGATAATTGTGCATAGAGTTCTGGATTGTTCTGCTTTAGTTCAGATAATTCACTAAAGGTCATCTTCAAGAACTCTTCTTTTGTAATAGTCTTGTCTAATGGCAAGCCCTTTTTAGGAGCGTTGCCCGCAATTCTCTTCTCAACCTCTGCTTTAACGCTGGCTTTGAAAGCATTGTCCAGAAGAGTGATATTAGTCATCATGTCTTCTGCACTTTCAGCTACAACAAAATCAACTAATTGCGGCGATAGGCCCTTCTCTGCGAGAATCTTCGTAGCTTCTGCTTTATTCTCGGCAAGCGCAAGTTCCTTTTCTTTTTCCGCTATTGCCTTTTCTCTTTGTTCCAATTCATACTGGAACTTTTCAGTTTCATTCATTGTTGCGAGCTTCTGTGCTTCTTTAAGCTTCTCCGCGTTTTTCTTTTCAACCTTCTTCAAAGCCTGGCTAACTCTGCGGTCTGCCTCTGCTTGAATCATTTGGTTTACTTCTTCTTGCGTAAAAGTCTTTGTTTCAGTTTCAGGATTTGTTTCTGTTTCCTGCACCTGTGTTTCTTTGTTTTCATTCATAAAAAATCTCCTTTAAGTTCTTACTCTTGGTAAGCCCTTTTCAATAAGTTTTAAGCGGCTGCTTAACCCTTCATTAAGTAATAAAAAAAAGAGCAGATTTCTTAATGAAATCTGCCCTTAAAGTCTTTAGTTATTTACACTAACGTAAACAATTCCTGTGGTGCTCTGGCCCGCATCTTCATATTCAATTCTATATACGTTGCCAGCACATCCACTTCTTGCATAGATAGTCATATAGCCATCTGCACTACCGCATTCAAAGTAAGTGCCATCGACTACTCTTGGGTCTCCACCACTTGCGTAAGCCCATCCAACTTCAGTGTTAGTAGAGTTGTTGTAAATGGTGAAGTCTGTCATTGAAGGCATTGTAATTGCGTAAGTAGCATCATGGTCAATTGGCACTGCATCTTGAGCAGTTGTTGCCAATGAAAGGTCTATTGAGCTATAGCTTGGACCACTATTATACACATAGCCTAATTCAATACCATATTCTGACTGTGATTGTGTGTAGTCATAGATATGGAATGAGCCAGGGTCAATTGGGTCGCTGTATCCAGATACCTCAAACCAGTTATTTGTACTATCCCATGTAAGTGTTCCAGTAAATCCGCCATAGCTTCCATCGCTCATAGTAAAGCTAATCTCATACTGGCTCTGGTCAGATAATGCGTTATTATAACTTGTATTGAAAGTATAGTAAGCAACACTGCCTGTATCGCTATATGGAGCACATGCTGGGTATGTATCAATATATGATGTCTGTCCATCAAGGCTTGCGATATGAAGTTCACTTAATGATGGAGCACCACCTGGTCCTGGACCTGGACTAATCGCTACTATTGTGAATGTCCATATTGCACTGTATGGGTCTACTCCCTCGCCATACTGCGGATAGATGCTATCAACTTGAATCATTCCAGTGTCTTGCTGTGCTGGAGTGAATGTGTATGATGTAATCTGTCCACTCTCTGTAACTGGAGTTAATGTTCCAATTACATCGAATCCGCCATTAGGTATGCTAACATGTAATGCGTATGTTAATGTTGGGTCGAATAATGGAGTTTCCGCTGTAGCAATTTCAAGCTCATACTGCGGATGATTATCTACCCAGTTATATGGTCCATGTCTATTAGTATCACTAACAATTAAACGACCATAAGAACTCTGTTGAACATCGTATTCATATAAGCTCCAAGAGGTAATATCATACTCTCCGCCGCCACCAATGATATTCTGAACGAAGGCTGTTAGCCAACTTTCATCAATAGAGAATGTGTTAGTTGAACTATCAAGCATCACGCCAGTTCCAGCGTAGTATTGTGTGCCACCACTACTTGGTGTAACCCATTCAACTCCTGTCTCTCCTGTATTAACCGCAAGAACTTTCCCTGCGTCTCCAGAAGCGATAGCTGGTAGTTCATCTGCTGGGATTTCTGATTTGCGTGCAAAGTCAGTTCCAATTTTATTAATAATGTTATGCAGACTTATTGTATCGGAACTAAATCCCATCGCAGATGATAGACTTGAATCTTGAATTGTAAGCTTATTACCACTTAAAGCCACATTTCCAATGTCGCTATAATTATTATCCAAAGCTTTTAATGAAGTTGCGTGGCCTTCACCATCAACATTAAACTCAAAAAACCATTTGCCTTTTGAGCCATAACTGGTGGTAAATGAATATGAATTAAATGGCAAAGGCTGAACAAATAATTTGTGAGTAGATTTATTAATTCTATTTATAACACCATTATCTCCAAAAGGTGAATCAGCACCATATCCTCCACCAATATACATATACCATATATCTGATGGGATATTTCATTCATTACCTTCTGACATTGGCATTAAATCATAATAGTAATTATAGCAATCAACTAAATCTTGTTTTTGCTGTGCTGAATAATCTGATGGAGTTCAATATGCATAGGTATATTTTTTATTCAAACTAATTACATCATTAGTAATATCAATACCATTTCCTGCTGTATAAGTTGTTCCACCACCAGCATTAGCCCACTCAACACCATCTTCAGTAGAATTAACTGTTAATACCTTGCCCTCGTCTCCTGCGGCAATTGCTGGAAGTTCTGGTTCTGGAATGTCTGATTTAAGAGCAACTACATTCGTATTTATTTTTAAATTAGCATCTTGGTCAGTAGTTAACCCAGTGCTTAACATTCCTGTTGTTAATACTGGATAAGATGATTGTGTTGATGTATTATACCAGTTTTGGATATTTGTAATTTCACCTGTTGTTTTATCTACGTAAAAAGAAATACTACGAATCTTTGATAAATTAGCCAATTGTGGTCCGTTATATCTTAATCGATTAACAGTCATTCCAACCGCACAATAGTTCATAGTTGCTGTCCCAACACTTGTTAATATCGGACTAAATAAAAAGTATTGCACTCCATCGTAATAGAAAGAATTAACTAATTTTGAAAAATCATAACTACCACCTGCTGTTGCTTCTAACACGCTATCAGCAATTGGTTTTAATTGTTCTGCTGTTATATCAGTAATAACTAATTTATCGTCGCCAGAAGCAGGAGTAATCCATTCAACACCTGTTTCTCCACTATTAACGCTTAAGACTTTACCAGCATCTCCAGAAGAGATAGTAGGTAATTGGTCATCCGCA